TAGTGTTCTCCACTACCGCCGATGGAGCGAGCAGCCCGACGGAGCGGATGAGGATTACGAATGGTGGCAATATAATCACAGGCAAAACCGACACATCCTTTAGCGCAGCAGGTGCAGTATTTTATGGAGCATCAGGAACTGTTGGAGCGGTTGACTTTATAAGGTCGGCAGGAAATATTTTACACATTAACCGACTTACAAATGATGGAAATCTTGTTGAATTTTACCAAGACGGAATAGTAGAAGGCACCATCTCCGTATCTGGCACCACCGTTCAACTTAATGGTGCTCACCTTTCCCGCTGGTCCCAACTTCTTGGCGGTGGGCGCGAAGACATCCTGCGCGGCACTGTGCTGAGCAACCTAAATGAAATGTGCGAATGGGGCGATCAGGCGAATGAACAGCTCAACCGCATGAAGGTTTCCGACGTTGAAGGCGATCCGAATGTTGCTGGTGTGTTTGTTGACTGGGACAACGATGACGAGACCTTCACCGATGACTTCTACTGCGCGATGACGGGTGACTTCATCATTCGCATTGCCGCAGATGTCACGGTGCAGCGCGGCGACCTGCTGATGTCTGCTGGTGATGGCACTGCTAAACCTCAGGACGACGACATCATCCGCAGCAAGACCGTCGCCAAGGTGACCAGCACTCACGTCACCTGCACCTACGAGGATGGCAGCTACTGCGTGCCCTGTGTGTTGATGGCTTGCTGATTAGTCCTACTCACTAAACCCCTTAAACTAATTCAGAAACGTTTTTACCCAAATGTCTACTTCTTTTACTTGGCGCGTTGCAAACCTTGAACGCGAAACCAGCGATGGTTACGTTTACACCATTCACTACACTGTGGATGCCAAAGACGATACCTACAGTGCTGGTGCTTACGGCTCTATTGGCCTTGAGCGCCCTGAAAGCGATCTGATTCCGTTCAGCGAGCTGACTGAGGACCAAGTGGTCATGGAGTGGCTGCTGCCTAAGATTGGCGACGAAAAGGTCCAAGAGGTTCACGCAGCCCTTCAAGCTCAGCTTGATGAGCAACGCCAACCCACTAAAGCCTCTGGGGTCCCGTGGTAAGCAAGAAAACCCTGAGCGGTAAACCAGTCCGCCTTCCT